AAAATGCCATTTGTGTAAGGAATATTTTGACACAACTAAGTACACGTCCTGCCCGAAAGAATCGTGTAGGTCGGTGGGTGAATTAAAAGAATGGTTTATAGATAAACGCAAAGGAATTTCAAAAGAAATACGGCACATGACAGACTTAGAACGACAACGTGCCAAAGAAAAAGAGGAGGCTAACACATGTATACAGTCGAGTTTGAAAAAGACGCCTCAGTAGTTACGTCACTAGATGAGACTGACAGATTTGAGGATGTAGAAATGGTGATAGGTGAAGATGACACTGTTTATTTAAGACAATTTGAACCCAACCTAAACGAACATCAGATTATTTATATATCATATCAACAATTGCTAGACCTATTCACCTCTTTGAATAGCACAGAGGGAGCGTTCTATGCAAAGCTAAGAGGAGGCACACTACATGACACATAGTTCAATGATAGACGAGGTAAAATTATACAGCCTAGTACAGAGACTAGGACTTAGTATTGACGAAGCAGAACATGCATTAAGTTTGTATGCACATAATAAAAAGTTTGACAAAGAACTTGATGAGGCGTATAACGTAAACAACGATGAAATAATAGATGAGGATTGGGATGATTGGCATCCTAATGATTTATAGGAGAATAAATGAAACTAACACTCGACATAGAAAACACTGTGACCAAACGGAATGGCAAGCTACACCTTGATCCATTCGAGCCAGACAATACGATGGTTATGGTGGGTATGCTAGATGATCTTGGACACGAGGACATTGTAACATTCGATCACTCAGAGCAACAGCCTACAACAGAGGGGCGGTACATTGTCCAAAAGAAACTGGATGATACTGCCCTTCTGATTATGCACAACGCATCACACGACTTGATGTGGCTATGGGAGTCAGGGTTTACCTACGAGGGTGCAATCTTTGACACCATGCTAGGTGAGTACATACTACAGCGTGGGCAGAAAGAACCACTATCCCTTGAGGCTTGCGCTGAGAGGTATGACCTTGACACTAAGAAACAGGACAGTCTCAAGGAGTGGCTCAAGGCAGGTAAGTCAGTACGTGACATGGATCACACTGAGTTATCTGACTACCTGTCTGCTGACCTACATGCTACACAGCAATTGTATGACCGTTTGCGGATACAGTACGAGGAATGCAACTCACTGGAAGCAACGATCAAACTGACTAATCAATTGGCGGTACACCTTGCACGTATTTATCAGCGTGGGTTTGCCGTTGACTTGGAAGCTTTGGAAGATGTGCGTAAAGAGTTTGAACAGGAGCGTGTTACATTGACACGTGAGCTAGAAGAACAGGTACGTGAACTGATGGGTGACACACCTATCAATCTTAATAGTCCAGAGCAATTGTCTTGGGTTATCTACAGTAAGAAACCTAAAGACAAAAAGGTATGGGCAGATCTATTTGATCCGTACATGCCAGATGCAAACTACCGTTCAACGGTACACAGTAATACATCTAAACTGTATAAGCAAAAAGCAAAACAGTGTCCTGTATGTAAAGGCACTGGTCAAGTAAGAAAGGTAAGGAAAGATGGAACACCCTATTCCAGAACTAACCGATGTATCAATTGCGATAACACGGGTTTTATTTATGATAATTATATTCAAAATACTGTTGCAGGGTTAAAGTTCAATGCCCCAAATGCAAAATGGATTTCAGCTAACGGTTTCGCCACAAGCAAGGATAGACTTGTATACCTTGAAGGTGTGGCTAGACAACGTGATATGCAGAACGCAGTGCAATTCCTACAGCGAGTGCGTAGGTTGTCTGCTGTTGACACATATCTCTCAAGCTTTGTGGAAGGTATCCACAATTATGTAAAGCAAGATGGTAAGCTGCACGTTAGCTTACTTCAACACAGGACAGCTACTGGCAGATTGTCAGGTGCTAATCCTAACATGCAGAATATGCCTCGTGGGGGTACGTTCCCAGTCAAGCGAGTGTTCAAGTCACGATGGGATGGCGGCAAAATAATTGAGGCAGACTTTGCCCAGTTAGAATTTCGAGTTGCTGCGTTTCTATCTCAGGACAAGACTGCCATTGACGAGGTGACTACTGGCTTTGATGTACACAGTTATACCGCAAAGGTTATATCTGATGCAGGTCAAAACATATCCAGACAGGATGCGAAGTCTCATACATTCGCCCCTCTCTATGGTGCTAGTGGCTTTGGACGTACTCCTGCGGAAGCTTCATACTATGAACAGTTTACTAAGAAGTACTCTGGCATAGCAAGATGGCATAAAGAATTGGCACGTGAAGCATTGGGTACAGGTAAGATAACTACACCGTCAGGACGTGAGTTCTCATTTCCAGATGTAGTACGTAGATCAAATGGAAGTGTGACATATTTCACACAGATCAAGAACTTCCCTGTTCAGTCCTTTGCTACTGCCGACATCGTACCTATATCATTAATATACATTGACAAGATGTTAGGTGCTAATCAATTACACAGTTGTATAGTCAATACCGTACACGATTCAATCGTGATTGACGTACACCCAAACGAGAAGGACAAAGTATTACGGATAATAAATGCTGCCAATGACAAGCTTCTTGGAATAGTAAATCGCAAGTGGAATATAGACTTCAACTTACCTTTATTATTAGAAGCAAAAATTGGTGACAATTGGCTTGACACGGTAGACGTGTCGTGATATAACTAAGATTCGTTTTAACAGAAAAGGAGAATCATATATGAACCAAGTAACAATAAACACAGGTAACTTCAACGCAATGGCTGAAGCAATGGGGATGAATGTTGACACTCAACAGAAGTCTCAGGCGAGTACACTTGCTAGATTGCGTGTCAACCATTCACCTATCATGGGAGAGGAAACTATCAATGGTAAAAAGGTTAAGGTTGAGGTTGTGTCTGGTGGCACATATAAGTTGGAGATACCAGATGGTCCGACTTACTATGCCAGTACAGCTACCATACGTCCATACCTACAACGCTTTATGTATAAGCGATTTGTAAAGGGATCAGACAATACACCTAATCGTTATGTCAAAACATTAATGGCAAATGATTTGAACAACGACATGAAGGACAATGACGGTGGCTTCAACTGTGGTAAACCTGCAGGTTACATTGAAGACTTCAAGGCGCTGCCTGAGAAGACACAAGACTTGATCCGTCAGATCAAACGAGTACGTGTACTGTTTGGTACGGTAGAACTACACAACATCGTAGACGCTACAGGTAAGTCAGTAGAGTTGTCACCACAGGCGTTCATCTACGAGATTGAAAATCGTGATGCGTTCAAAGGTGCAGGTGTAATCTTCAACAAGCTAGGTAAGATGCGTAGGCTACCAGTACAGCACAACGTGTCAATGTCTACTGAAGAGCAGTCAATGCCTAACGGTAACGTGTGGTACTTACCTACATTTACACTTGACTTAGGTGAAACACTTGAGGTGGGTGACGGTGAGCAAGAAACCTTTGCTAATTTCATGGCATGGATTGAGAACTACAATGAGTACATCAAGTCTGCATGGAATGATAATGCCTACAAGAATGACGATACCGACACTGATACGGTTGAGGAGTTCGTAGACATTGAAGCAGAGGACTTTGTGTAATGAACCATCCTGCTGAACTAGCAATACATCAGTATCTTGAGAACGCTGCCAACGGTAGGTCTGCTATGTCAGATGAAACAATTGACACAGTAGCACGTGAAGTAGCAGAGGCACTGAAACGTCAGTTCGGTAGTGGTAATAAACGTGGCAAGTTCAGGTTAAGGATGTCCAACATTGGGCGTCCTACTTGCCAACTCTGGTTTGATAAGAACAAACCTGAAACGGCATTACCAAAGCCGACTACATTTGTAATGAACATGATGTTAGGAGATATAGTTGAAGCTGTTTTTAAGGGTGTTCTTAAAGAGTCTAACGTGGCTTTTGAAGACACTGATACGGTTAGCCTTCCAGTGGGAGATAGTAATGATACTGTTGTTTCTGGGAGTTATGATCTTATCGTAGACGGAGCACTTGACGATGTAAAGTCAGCGTCAGATTGGTCTTATCGAAATAAGTTTGAGTCATATGATACGTTAGCCAAAGGTGATTCATTCGGATATGTCGGGCAGTTAGCAGGTTATGCTAAAGCTTCAGGTAAGAAAGTAGGTGGTTGGTGGGTTGTAAACAAAGCCAACGGTGGCATCAAGTATGTACCTGCTGACAACCTTGACATGGAAGTAGAGATGGACAAGATCAGACAGACTGTGGAGACAGTAAATAAGAACGAGTTCAAACGATGCTTCAGCCCTGTACCTGAGTTCTTTAGGGGTAAACCTACAGGCAATACGGTACTCAATGATGGTTGCAAGTTCTGTGACTATCGACATGAGTGTTGGCCTAACATGGTAGAAGAGCCATCACGAATGTCTAAAGCAAAAGACCCTAAGATAGTGGCATACATAGAGGAGTAAACATGATAGGAGAATCTGAATTAGATGAGTTACAAGATAACATCAAGGCGATGGAACAGGAACTCATGGAGAAGAAGAAAGCTTTACGAGATGCTAAGTACACAGGACTACGTACTGCAATGCAAGCTCGTAAGGACGCAGATGAAGCTATCCGTCAGGAGCTAAAGGACTTAGGTTATTCACAGACACCTTCCTTTGGTCAGCCTTTACACTGGCACTGGAAGTTCTAGTGGACGGTAGGCGCTTCAAACATGCGCTAAAGCAGGGGTATAGGAGTGGTCTTGAGATTAAAGTCAAGGACTATTTGAGAGAACGTAAGGTACGTTTTAAGTACGAGACTCTTAAAATAGAATGGGAAGACTTGATGTACCGCACCTATACTCCTGACTTCATATTGAGCAATGGTTTAATAATAGAAGTAAAAGGAAGGTTCACATCAGACGATAGGCGAAAACACTTAGCTATAAAAAAACAACACCCTAACCTAGATATACGCTTTGTGTTTGAGAGCAGTAAGCGTAAGTTAAGTAAGGGTGCTAAGAGTACATATGCCTCTTGGTGTGAACGTCATAAGTTTATGTATGCAGACAGGGTTATTCCAGAAGACTGGTTGAATGAAAAAGGTAAAGACAATCACCCAGACTTAGTAGAGTTTCCATATGAAAAAATAAAAAGGAGATGACATGGAAGAGAACCAAACATTTATTAACTTTGATCCAAATGATTTCATCATACGAATTACTCCTGTAATGGATGACGGTGAGTGGAATGGTGAAATTAATGTAGGGCAAGTAACTACTGGAGAAAATACTTTACAAGATACGGACTATGCACATCTTAGTATGTTGACAGATATGTTGATATGTGCTATTCCTTTAATAGAAAAGGACGATGCAATTAGAAAAGAACTTTACAAGTTAGTAGAGGAACAATTTGAAAACGATAAACCTAAAGTAATAAAGCGTGAAGGTAACGTTTTAAATGTAAACTTTTAGAAAGGATAACACGAATGGCAAACACAATAGACACATTAACATTTGGAGAAACAACTATTACACTGGACGATCCTGTTAATAGTCCTAAACATTATAACCAAGCAGGTATAG